TTCTTTACCGCCGCAAATTTCCTATCTTATGGAAATGCACTGTATTTAACTCGCGTAATTAATCTTGGTGGAACGCTTTCAACCAATACAGGGATTGGGCGTAATGCTACATCAAATTCAGCAAACACAAAAAATACACTTATCAAGAATAATGAAGATTATCTTCAGAATTATTCTTCTGGTATTGGTAATGTTGGTCCATGGGTTGCTAAGTATCCTGGGCAACTTGGAAACAATCTTCGTGTTTCTATCTGCGTATCATCAAACGCATATCAGTCAAACGTAGCTACTGGTAGCTATACAGGAACTGCGCTTTCTGCATCTCCTGCTGTAGCTGCTGTATTTACAAAATTAAGCACATCAAATAGCATGACTGCTAACGTAGGTTCTGGTGGTTTAGCTGGTGGTACTGCACTTGCTGCTTCGATTTCTATTGGTGACTATCTGAAGCTTTCTGATGGTAATCAATACAAGGTTACGGCAAAAACTGTTGCTTCTACAACCACAACAATTACTTTAAATCCACGCCCAGCTGCAAATGGAACGCAACTTGTTTCATCTGTAGTGTTTGGATCTTCAACAACAAGAACGCAGTCGGTATCCTTTACATTTGCTAACGGTTCAACAACAGTTTCTGCATCTGCAAACGTAGCTGGTAAGTTTGTTGCTGGTGATATTCTACTTGCTGGTCCAGATAAAGTAAACGTAAAAGTTGCTTCAATATCTTCAAGCGGTCTTACAATTACATTGCAGAGTCCATATATTGGTAGTGCTTGCACATCAACTGGTGTTATCCGTAACTGGGAATTTTATAACAACGTATCTGCTGCTCCCGGAACTTCTACCGAAGTGGCTCGCAATGCTGGATCAAACGACGAAATGCACGTTGTTGTTGTGGACGAAGATGGTGGAATTACTGGTTACGCAAATACTGTTCTTGAAGTCCACCAAGGTCTTTCAAAAGCAACAAATGCGCGTAGCGAAAACGGAACAAATATTTTCTATAAGGACTATATTAACCAGAACTCTCGTTGGATTTGGTGGACTGCAGTTCCAACTGGTGTTCAGTCAGGCAAAGAAACTACTGCTGGTATCAACTGGAACACAGGAACATATTCAGTAAGCATCCCATACGGCGTTTCATTAGGTTTAGGTCGCGACGGAAAACTTCCTCGTGAAGCAGATTATATTGCTGGTTATAACCTATTCAAGAGCGCTGAAGATGTTGATATTTCACTTGTTCTTGGTGGTGGATATACAGTTCAAGCCACAGGCGTAACTCGTGCAACAAACATCATTAATAACATTACTGAATATCGTAAGGATTGCGTAGCAGTATTCTCTCCACCTTCACAAGCAGTTGTGAATAACAATCTAGTTTCTGGTGCAGAGCAAACATCAATCATTACTTTCCGTAATTTGCTTCCATCATCTTCATATGCGATTATGGATTCTGGTTGGAAGTATCAGTACGACAAGTACAATGACGTTTATCGTTATGTACCTTGCAATGGTGACACTGCTGGTCTTATGGTTCGTACAGACAATGATCGTGATCCTTGGTGGTCTCCAGCTGGTTACAACCGTCGTGGTATTAAGAATGCTATCAAGTTGGCTTATAACCCAGGCAAGGCAGATCGTGACCAACTATACAAGAATGGTATCAATCCAATTGTGACATTCCCAGGACAAGGCACAATCCTATTCGGCGATAAGACAATGCTTTCAAAGCCATCAGCTTTTGACCGCATCAATGTTCGTCGTCTATTCATTGTACTTGAAAAGGCAATCGCAACTGCTGCTAAGTTCACATTGTTTGAGTTCAACGATGCGTTCACACGCGCACAGTTCAAGGCCATGGTAGAACCATTCCTTCGTGATGTTCAGGGTCGTCGTGGTATCACAGACTTCCGCGTAGTTTGCGACGAAACAAACAACACAGGAGAAGTCATTGACCGCAACGAGTTCATCGGTGATATTTACATCAAGCCTGCTCGTTCGATTAACTTCATTCAGCTTAACTTTGTCGCTGTACGCAGCGGTGTAGATTTTACTGAAGTGGTAGGAAAGTTCTAATTTAGGCGAATAAATAAAGAGAAAAGGTAGGGAGACAAATAATATGCCCTTTAATGTAACAACTTTCGCTTCTCTAGGACTTCCATACGGTGGCGCAAGGGCATCTCTTTTTGAGGTGTTCTTGACGCTCCCAGCTGGACTAGCAAATCCTACAGCAGAAGCACAGTTTCGATTCGTCTGCAAAGCCGCTTCGATTCCACAATCAACAGTAGGGCAAATTGAAGTGCCTTACTTCGGTCGCAAGGTCAAGATGGCTGGTAACAGAACATTCGACAATTGGACCGTAACAATTATGAACGACGAAGATTTCTCAATCCGTCATGCGTTTGAAGATTGGTCAGCAGCAATTAATAGCCACGAAAATAACCTTCGCGACTCTGCTCTTATCTTTGAATCTGGTCAAGCAGCATATCGCTCACGCGCTGTTGTTCGTCATTACGCAAAGACAGGTGTGTATGGATCTGGTACAGCGGCAGGTGATGCAGCTATTCCTACTCGCCAATACACATTCAATAACATCTTCCCTCTAAACATTTCAAACATTGATCTTAACTGGGAAACAACAGACGCGATTGAAGAATTTACAGTAGAATTTGCTTACGATTATTGGTCAGTTGAAGCTGATCTTCTCGGCAACTTAATTGATTCATAAGGTCGCTTTAGTTTTCCTATATAATTGATTAGACCTTGAAGGAAAATAAATGGCGATTGAACTTTTTGGATTCCGTATTGGAAAAGCAGACGATGGTACTGAGGTCAAACAGGCTGAACAGATACCTTCGTTTGCTCCTCCACCAAATACCGATGGTGCGCTTGAAGTAGCGCCTGGCGGTGCATACGGCACTTACGTCGATTTTGAAGGTACTGCAAAAAGCGAAGCGGATCTAGTAACCCGCTATCGCGAAATGGCGTTGTATCCGGAAGTAGAAGCAGCCATTGATGATATCGTAAATGAAGCGATTATCACAGATGATAATGCTGAACCCGTATCGCTAGATATGGATGACTTAAAGCAACCTGATTCCATCAAAAAGAAAATAGATGAAGAGTTCAAGACCGTTCTTGAACTATTGGATTTTTCTAACCTCGCTTACGATATCTTCCGTCGTTGGTACGTCGATGGCCGTATGTTCTATCATATCATGGTTGATATCAAGAACCCCCGCGCAGGTATCCAAGAGCTTCGCTATATTGACCCAAGACGCATTCGCAAAGTTCGTCAGCCAATCAAGCGCACACCAATCGTTGGTACCAATGCAAAGCTTATCGTACCACCATATGAAGAATATTTCCTTTATAACGTAGCAGGCCTTCAGTCTGGTACAGCCACACAGGGCGTAAAGATTGCTAAGGATTCTATTTGCTACACTCACAGTAGCATCATGGATCATCGTAATCGTATGGTTCTTTCTCACCTTCACAAAGCAATCAAGCCTCTTAACCAATTGCGTATGTTGGAAGATGCGGTAGTTATCTATCGTCTCGCTCGCGCACCTGAGCGTCGTATTTTCTACATCGACGTTGGTAACTTGCCTAAAGCAAAAGCCGAGCAGTATGTCCGTGATATGATGGTTCGTCATAAGAACCGTCTTGTCTATAATGCTGAAACTGGTGACGTTCAAGACACCCGTAAGTTTATGACTATGTTGGAAGACTATTGGCTTCCGCGTCGTGAAGGTGGGCGCGGTACTGAAATTACTACCCTCCCAGGTGGTGAGAATCTTGGGCAGATGGATGACGTTGAGTATTTCCGTAAGAAGCTCTATAAGTCACTAGCCGTTCCTGTATCTCGTCTTGAGCCAGAAGGCACATTCTCTATGGGGCGTCAGGGAGAAATTACTCGCGACGAAGTAAAATTTGCTAAGTTCATCGATCGTCTACGTCACAAGTTTGCTCATCTGTTTGACCATCTTCTAGAAATCCAGCTCGTTCTCAAGGGTGTAATGACCCGTGAAGAGTGGAA